CCACCACTACCACTACCACTACCACTACCACTACCACTGCCACTGCCATAGCCGCCACCCAATATATTACTGAGCACTCCCCAGATACCAGCTCTTTTAAGGTCTCCTTCGCCACCTTTAATAGCTCCTAAGATGCCGGTAATTCCTGAGAGAAAATCACCAAACCCACTCATAGTTGAGCCTCCTGTTTCTTCTTCGGATATGTCAATAGTTTCCGCATATTCTTCACCGCTGTCTGGATCAATGTCCAGCTTCTCGTACATTTCATCGGAAGTGAGTCCTCGCCATTCTTCATCGAGAAATTCTTCCCCGGTTGGTTTGTCTTCTTTTATCTTACCTTGTTCTTGAAGTCTTTTGAAGTCGGCTACGTCTTGGGGAGTCAAAGGATTTGCTACACGGTAGTCTTCGTCTCCTTTGTAATACTCGTTTATTTTTTTGCGCGTCCGAAATTTTCCTTTCCTAGTACCCCTGTCCCTAAAGAAATGGCGATTGTATGAACTGGGATAGGCAAAGGACATAGGAGAAGGAAACAAATTCCAAATTCCTCCGAACGATGGGCTGGAATAATCAGATCCTCCTATTGGATTAGACCCAAAACCAGTGTTCCAAGTAGAACTTCCAAAAGGGGCGCCTACGACATTGCCTTCCTTATAGCCGGGAATTGATGCAAGACCACCGTTTTGATAGCCTTTGTATCCGGACGCATACGCTGCCTGAGCCTGTCTTTCGGCACCGGCTCTATTCGGGTAAACCTTTCCTGATTCACCCCATTGATAGCCTCCTTTAACTTTACGTATTGGCATCAGTAATGTTTGGTCACTTTCCTGCGGCTTTCCCTTACTTTGCCACAGCCGACAGCGATCTCCTCTTTATATGGTTTTTGTGTATATGGTTTTTGTTTCCTTCTTTTTTTCATTATGATATAGACACAGTGGTTGAGCCACTTGCCTGCACAGTTATTGTTCCCAGTTCTCCCGTAGCACTTACTCCTTTTCCAGAAGGGGCGTACAAGGTTTGCCACTCAGCACCATCATACACCTGAAGGGCTAGTTCTGTCAGGTTCCAGATAATATCTCCCCGGTTAAACAGGTTCTGGTTCCGTGTTGTATCGGTGTATTGGTAGGTTGCAGTCGGGTCAAAGCCTTCCAAACTGAGTTCCAGAATGCGCACCAGACGATTATACAGGTCCGGTTCTACACTGCCATTGGCTAAGGGTAAGCGGGTTTCAAGCAATCTTGCCATTATCTTCTTCCATCCGGTCTGGTATTAAGCCGCATTGAGCCCAAGCGCCAGCCCACTCCAAGTCTTGCCTCCGCGTCTGCATCATCGTCAGATTCCAGCCGGACCACGGCTTGTCGCGCACGCCCGCGCAAATTGAGTTTGGTGGTGCTGGCAGTCACCGTATTGGTACTTTCTGTGGTAAAAGTTTCGTTTGGAAAGTTTCTCATTTTTAACACAAAATTGATAACTTGATCTGAACCGCCGTCTCCGGTAAACAAAACATCGGGAATTGCCTGATGCATAAAGGTAAAATTATTGCCGCTTTGGTCCAAGGTAAAGTCACTGGATTCAATGTACACATTGTCCATGGGTGAGCCATCAGCATCATTGCCGGTTTCATGTTTATAAAGATATTGGTTGGTATCAGTGCCTGTGGCCCGTGGATAGGCTACCACCCCTTCATCAAGCCATGCATATCGGGTCAGATTGCCATAAGACCAAACCTGCTCCTGATAATTGTAGGTTACAAACCGGTCAATTTCCGTGGAACTGCCGGAAGGATAATACCAGCCCACCTCATTGAACTGTCTGTTGAGAAAAGCAAAAATTTTGAAAGCCTGTTCTTGGTTTATATCACTAAAAACATAGCTGTGCACGGTACAAGAGACTCTGGAAATAGAGCCGTTGTAAAGGTAAAAACCGGAACGGTCCATCCAGAAAACTCCCGGAGGCGAATTGACCGCAGCTTTGGGAGCTATCATCCCCACTCCCTGATTAATCAGATTGGCACCAAAAGTGTAAGGAGGTCCAATAAATTGGACGCTGTAAAGAGCATCATCCGTCCAAATCAGTGTTTCCTGTCGAGCACGAAGACCGCCAATTATCTGGGAACCGGCAGAAAGGCGCAGTGATCCGGCAGTATTGGTGTATTTGGGTTCCCATTCAGGCGCATTCTCCTGATCACACCAGCAAATGAACAGGGGATCAATGTTCCCTGTCCGTGCAGTTCCTGCCGCGTTAAGCGGATCGGCGCCAAGGGCTAATATATGTCGGTCAACATCACTGACAAGCAATTGAAAAGCCTTGGTAGGAGTTAAATTGGCATTCGTCAAGGAACTAAAAGCAACTGCCCGGGTGCTTAGTCCGTTGTCCTGTGTCCAATAATAAAGACCCCCTGATCTTGGGTTTATAAGCAAATCCTCACCAAAATTGTCCTGTGTCCAAAGCCTGAGTTGGTTGGTATCAGATAAAGCTGAAACCGATCCCCAGCCACCGTCTCCCCACGTGCTGGCTCCCCAACCAGAACCTTGAACATATTCGTCCAAACCTACATTGATCTGATAAGCACCAACCACACTAGAACCACCATTGCCACTGTCACTACTGTTTGCGGTAACTGTGTCTCCATCTGTATCCTTGGCCTCAACTGTATAGCTATTGGCATTAACAATAGTAGCTATTTGATATTCTTGGTTTAATACATCGGCTGTAATTAAACCACCTAGAGTAGCGGCACCACTGAAAGTAACAAAATCATTTTGAACAGAGCCATTGGAGGTGTCCGTTACTGTAATGGTTGCATCACCATCGGTCGCGGAAAAAGTAACGTCCCCAGCAGAGGTGGTGGCTCGAATCGGGGTAATATCATTAAACGCACTCCCCGACTCTATGTAATATTTCCATGTAGTACCTAAGCCTAGATATCGGGTGCCTTCCAAAGCGATCCATGCGTGCAAAGCGCGACCTATACCAAGATAAGTTGCGGTCAGGTCCTTGATCCAACCCCCTATTTTTTCAGGGAACCCTTTCCTGAAACGAACTAAATTGATGTCAAACCAGCCGCCTTCATTTGAATAATCGGTTCCTTCTCGATCGATTCCAGGCTTAAAATTGTATTTGGTTAAAGGCATTATTTTTCCGTTTGTTCTTCCTCTTCGTCCATTTCCCTATAATACCCTACAATATGGAGAATTTGCTCCAAATATCGAGTAACTTCGCCCATAGTCATGGATAAATTCTCATAGCCTTGTGAAGTCAATCCATAGTACGCGATCCTTGGTTCTTCTCCTGCTTCCAAGCTCTCAAGATATTGTTGCATTATATCAGGAGAAAGTATCCGCCATTCTATTCCCGAAGACTCAATCGGTTCAGGCAATGGTGGATGGTAAATCGGTGCGGTTCTAGCGACCGTTATAATTTCCACGGGTTTTGTTTCAGGGACCATTGTCTGTGCTTTCTTTTCTCCAAAAAGAGAAAAAGAGGTGCAACCATTAATTGAGAGTAGCAGTAGCAGTATCAGTAAGTTCTTCATCAAATTGATCCGGATTGGTTATTACATTTAAGTTTTCCAATACTCTGGCAGAGGCTTTATTAATCTTACCTTCTAGCAACGCAGGCTTGGTTAATGCCATTCCTTCCAAGTTATGCTTGGCAAACTTGTTCCTCAAATTTGTCACCTGAGCCTGTGATTCAGTGTAGCGTGTGTTTAGACTCTGGATTTGTTGCTGTGTTTTCTTGGCACTTTCCAGTGCTTGCACAATCTGGTCGTTCTGTTGTTTGACTGTATTCTCAAGTACCTGTTGATTATTGAGCGCTATTTGCAACGCTAGTTCCAGCTTTTCTATCTCGGCTACCACAATCATGCGATAACCGACAAAGGCAGAAATTGTCAGTAACAGCATTACCCCTAAGAAAACAGCGAGCTTCATTTAATGCCGCGTCTTTTTTGTCTTCGTTTTTGTGCCTTTTTTGGCTTACTTTTGCTTACATTAACCGTAGTGTAAGCCTCATTGACGTTGGGAGTGGATTTGTCATCACCGACATATTTCCCATCTTCATCTCTGGCACGAACCGTTTTTTCTTCGATTCCAAGAAAAGTTGCCTTGAACCACTTGCTTAAACCTATAGACATACTAGCCTCCTTTATTTCTTACTCTTTTTAGACATATTGGAACTTCCTGCATAGAGTCCAAAACAAGCTGCGAAACTACCAACAATAATACTGATTAAACCAGACTGTTCAAATGTCGGGTCTGGCAAATCCATAAACCACATCGTTGCGTAGTAAAGCAGAAAAATATAAACACTTAAAAAAATTCTGGGAAATATGCGCCAACTGTCCATTGCCTCTGCCACAAAGATAACCTTTTGATAAGGGTTGGCTTTGGTTACATCCTCCAAGTCCCTGATCTTATCCTTAAGTTCGCCTATCTCCTGTACCATAGCCATGAATTTATTGAGATCAATCTCAACTTCATTCCTGTCCATATCTCCACCAAACCTTCCACTTGGATAGTGTTGTTCATCGCTCATAATTGCCTCACTGTGCTAATGGGTTATCGCTTTTGTTTTTAAGTGATTGAACATCTGCATAGATCGCATCAACGCTGGCTTTAATTCCAGCAATGCTTGCGTTTGTTGCTGATATACTCTCTTGCAGAGGCTCAATTTCTGGAATATCAATGTTCTCAACATCCGATTCCAGCTTTCCAACTGTTACCTGAATACCAGAAACATTGTCCTGTGCTTCTTTAATCCACAGGAGCAGACTCTCATCTATTGTCTTATTGATAAAGCCTACAGAAGTTTCTATCCCTGCAAAGCGCTCTTCAATGGCCTGCTGTGCATCTTCTGTTTCTACAAGAGTACCTATCTTTTTCTCTAGGTTCTCTATTCTATTAACATAGGTTGCGCCTGTGTAGCCAAAGCCTGCCAATGTTCCTACAATGGAAGCCAAAGCTATTATTTGTCCTATCTTTCCTTTAAACCAGTCCATACTAGCTCCCTATAGTTTTGGTTGCATATTAATTAAATTGTTCATGCCACTCAGACTATCTGCATACATTCCATAAAATGCTTGCACATTATCCGATATAGATACATTACCATAAATCGTTTTTGGTTCATACCAAGCGGAGGCCTGTGGCAACTGTACTTGACTGTAGGCATTGAATCCCGGCACATAGCCCATGTAGGCAATAAGCGTAGTTGAGTCGGCATATTGACCTGTTTGTTGCTGTTCTGCTTCCTGTTCTTCCTGCTGTTCTTTTATGTTTTGGGCAATGATTTTATCTGCAACCTGA